AATAACGTCATTTAAAATTTCTTCTAAAGGTTTTTGTTCAAACATTGTTAATGCACTGTCTGGAGTACAGTTTATAATAAGTTCTCGTATTTCAGGTTGAATAGTGGCGAAAGCACTAACAAATCGAGGGTAGGGACTATTTCTTTTTAATTCTTTAGGGTGGTCTCCAAAGTAGTGGCTTTTATTATTAATCTTCTTCATGTTATAGCCTACTAGGATAAAGCGAGAGCAGCCCATTAAAAATGCAAGATTTAGTTGTTGATACCCAGAGTTAGATCCGTAATGTATTTCGTTTTGATTTATACTCAATTTTGGTTTGTGCTGTCCCTGTACATGGTTTATTTTATATTTTTCTGAACTGGGTTTACATTGAGTCCAGCTTTCAAGGCTTGGTCGAAGCTTTTTTATATGCTCTCCCCACATATTCCACCAAGCAGTATCACAGGCATAGTGAACATCTAAATAATCAACTACTTTATAAATATCATTACATCCAAAAATAATAAAACGATCTTTATGTGGACGGATTTGTTCTATAACTTTTTCAGTTAGTGAAGGACCACTCGCCATTAAAATCGCTTTCTTATTTTTGAATTTTTGTTCTATCATAAATAAAAAAGCCGGACCAGAAAGGCCCGGCTCCCGTGACTAAGCTGAAACGTAACTTAGAGCCGCAAATGCGATTGGTGTAAAAATCACCAAACTAATCTGCACAGCAGCCTCTAATACGTCCCACCTTTTATTAACGAAGTTCTTCATTGAATCTCCAATAATTACCCAATAGGTATTGATGTGGGCTTACTAGAGGGCGAATACGTTAAACAGATAACTAACATTCCGTGTTCCATGGTGGCTTCGGTCACTTCTAAACTGTTATCCAGCTTTAAGTGCTTTTCGAAACTCTTACCACTGATACCTTTATGCACCCAGTTTCTTCCTTCGTTACATTCCTTCTTCTCTCCTTTAATAGAGAGAATGTTTTTGTGAACGTTCACTGATACTTGTTCTTTTTTCCAACCTGGAACGGCTACTTGCACTTCATAGCCATCCTTAACTTTTTCAATGTTGTAACGAGGATATTCTGGAGCCTGTTGAGTATACAACGGGTTACTAGCAAAATTGTCGAAACCGACAAAAAATTTATCTAAATTAATAGCATTCATAGGTTCTTCTCCTTTTAAGAAAGAATAACTTGCCCCTTTCGGAAGCACTAACATTCGTTTATACGGAATTGAATTAAACGCGGATATACCGACACTTAATTCAGGGGATATTATACAAGCTTTGACCTTTTATGTCAAATACTTTTTTTGCCCAACTACCTTCGGCTAAATAATTCTTGACATGAAATCTTACTTATTATATAATATGCACTTAAACACTGGAGAAAACAATGATTAACTTAGTTTGGATAACCCCAAATGCGATGGACGTTATCGCTTATTGTGCTCGTGTTAGTAATCCCTCCAATCAGAACAATTCAAAAACTGCACCCAAGCTACTTAAGTATTTGAAGAAAGAAGGTCATTTCAGTCCTTTTGAGATGGCTTCAGCCTGTATGGAGATTACTACAACGAGAGATATTGCTCGACAAATTCTTCGACATCGCTCTTTTTCTTTTCAAGAGTTTAGTCAAAGATATGCAGATCCAACACAGGATTTAGAGTTTGTAACTCGTGAAGCTCGTCTTCAAGACACAAAGAATCGTCAGAATAGTATTGAGACGGACGATGAAAGCCTACAGCAGGAGTGGGAACGACGACAAAGTAATGTGCGTTGGGCAGCGGAAACTCACTATAAGTGGGCAATATCAAAAGGAATTGCAAAAGAACAGGCGAGAGCACTATTACCAGAAGGTTTAATACAATCTCGACTGTATATGACAGGAACTCTGAGATCATGGATGCACTTCGTAGAATTACGTGGGGGAAACGGAACTCAGAAAGAACACCAAGAGATTGCACTTGAGTGCAAGAGAATTCTCGTTGAAAACGGGGGAGACGTCTGGGGATGAAAAAATTTAAGTATAGCGGAATCGCTATAGCTGTTTTGGGCGGCATTACATATCTGAACTATTATGCTTATATGTATGCTACAAAGTATAACTTACCGATAAGTAACTATTTAATATGAATGATAAGTGGAACGGAGAGGCAAGAGGGATTACAGATGTAATGGTGTCAAGAATTAAAACTTGGCATCGTGACCGAAATCTCATTGAAGGAAGCACTGACAAAGACCAAGTTCTTAAGCTAATGCAGGAACTTGGAGAACTTTCTGACAGTGTTTGTAAGGGCAAAGATATTCGTGACGACCTGGGCGATATGCTCGTAGTTATGATAAATATTATGGAACGAAATGAGCTTCATATGACTGATTGCCTCGAAGTTGCTTGGGTTGATATTAAAGATCGAAAAGGAAAGATGATTGACGGCATCTTTGTGAAAGAAGAGGATTTATGAGTCTAATTGAAGCTTTACGAAGCGGTAAAGTTGATATTACATTTAAAAGTTTAACTAGCGGGCAAGAGATAACAAAAACATTTACTTTAAATACTTGTTTTAAAGTGCCTCAGAACCCACAATCAGATAAAATTGTAGGCTATAATCCAATAGCCAGGGAATGGGAAGACATACACAAGTCTACCATTATAGAGTGGAAAGTAGCATGAATAGAGAATCAGTTTTTGAAACATTGAAGGTGGACGAAGGTGTCGAGTATAAAATATATAAAGACCATCTTGGGTATGATACTTTCGGTGTTGGTCATCTTGTTGTTGAAGACGATCCAGAACACGGTCAGGAAGTTGGTACACCTGTATCAGAAGAGCGAGTTTGGGAAGCATTTGAACGCGATCTTGATATTGCGATTGACGAGTGTGAAGTCCTTTATGAGGCAGCATGGCACGACTTTCCTGGAGAAGTTCAAGAAGTTGTGGTAAACATGATGTTCAACATGGGGCGTCCTCGTTTGTCTCAATTTAAGAAGTTCAATGCCGCACTTTGCGAGCATGACTGGGCGAAGGCTGCCGTCGAAGGACGGGATTCTCGCTGGCATAAGCAAGTAACGAATCGAGCAGAAAGGCTCATGGTGCGTTTGGAAGCTATGTAATGCCTTGGCTTATCTTAGTCTTTTTAATGGCTGCAGGCGGTGGCTACGCATATCACGTAGCTACTGTCTCGAAGCTTGAGAGTACGGTTGTTCAACTTGAAAGTAACAATCGCACCCTAAAAGAGAATCAGATTCAGATGGAGCAAGCTGTAAAAACTTCGCAAGAGGCGCTCAAAGCAGCGGAAGAAAATGCGAAGAAGTCTGAAGCTGCAATGTCAAAACTTACCGAAGCAAACAACGCACTTAACAAAGAAAAGCAGAACTATCTCAAAATTTTCAAAGACCATAATCTTACTCGTCTAGCACGAGCAAAACCTGGGATGATTGAGAAAAGAATTAATGGTGGAACTGCAAAAGTATTCAGAGCACTAGAAAATGACACAAAAGAACTTATGGATCTTGATGACGGGGAGTCTGCTACTTCAGGGTTGCCAGTGGCTCCCGAAGTTTCCGGAGCGGGAGATAGTACAGCCGGAACCTCAAATAATAACGGTAACTGAGAAAGTCCCGCTTAGAATCTATCAGCCACCTCTTCCGCAGGAGATTGATTTACTTGATGTTAATTTCTTTGTAATCACAGAAGAGAACCTCGACGAGCAAGTGAAGATTATCGAGAAAATGCTCGACGGTCAGTTTGTAGTCTTTGCACTTACTCCTGACGGGTATGAGAAGATGGCAGAGAATTTTCAAGAGGTGCGCCGGTACGTGCGCCAGCAAAAAGAACTCATCATTTATTATAGAGAGGCAACTACAGAAAGTGAAGGAACAACAGCAGAAGAGTGGCTTGAGTCTCAGAGAGAGGATTGATTTTAGACTGGATACTCTTCAGTCTTGGATGGAAAGCAATTTTCATTTAGAAAACCCTTCCCAAGCTTATGCTTTAACACTCAGCATTACTAAGTTTTGGTCGGCACTCAGCGAAGAGGATCGAGAGTACGTGCAATGTGCACAGGATGCGATAGAAGAAGGAAGAAGTTGGAATGTCTAATCCCTGGAAAAAACAAGTAGGTGGAGAACACTATAAAAAGTATGCAATTCAACCAACAGAGTATGCGGAGAAGAATGGTTTATCTTTTGCGGAAGGTTGTATTGTAAAATACGTGACCCGCTGGCGTGATAAAGGCGGTGTAGAAGATTTGAAAAAGATTATCCACTATGCTGAGATTCTTATCGATATCGAACAAAGTACAGACATATCTGCCGCTCACGATTTTCTTCTTGAAGAAGCACAGACGGATAACGCAGCATTAAATGAATACTGGAAAAGACCGAAATAGTTCTTGACTTAGTTATGCGTAGCCTCTATAATATCTGCATTGAATGAGGAGAACAATATGGCAGTAAAATGGAAACCCAACCAAATTCACTACAATCGAAAGACTGGAGAAAAGACTCTTCAGGTATTTCCGATTGCAGGTGTAAAGACTTCTGAGCTTGTAGAGCTTTGCACGAAAGAAGTGCTTCGTAAAGGCGAAAGAAAGCTTCGAGTCAAAGCACGAAAAGAATTGAAAGTAAGAGGAATCTCTGTATGAGCGCAAAAGTAGAATACGCATTTCGAGACTATTTAAAAGGGAAGTTATCATACCATCGTATGAACTTCGAGTTGCTTTTAGAGAACCCTCGACCAATTCCAGAGCACACAGACTTTATGGAAGCATTGGAAAAAGAACTTACTCAGGTAGCGCACTACCACGAGTTGCTTGAAGTATTAGAGAATGGACATGGAGCACAACGATGAAAAGCTGGTCACTTCACATGAGAGAAGGCAGTGATTCGATAAACTTTGATTTTGAAACTAACGATTCACGCATTCTTGCGGGAAAGATTAACTCTTTTCTTGGAGTGTGTGGAACAATGACATCTCCCGACCATGATGCCACTCTAATAGATGAGCTTTGCTGCTTAAGAGCAGGAGTTGAAGCTAAAGTAGCCTCCGTATATAGCGCAGGCAATGATCCGTCCGAAGAAGAAAGATTAACACAAATACTTCATTCGGTAGATGAGGTGATTAACTATGTCGAGTCCGAACTATAGAGGGGTTCAAAAGGAATTGACCGAATTAAACGCAGATGGAAATGACGAACGAGGACGCTGCGGTGAAGACGAAAGTGCCGTAGCTCCAATGCACCACGACTCTCGAAAAATATCTGACGAGCAGTGGATTGAAGTTTTAAAAGCACTTCATGGTAAATAATTCTTGACAAGAATGGTCAACGCTCCTATAATATATGTATTGACGATGGGAGATTGAATGATAATTCACGGAAGCATTAGCCATACTTACTCAGGGCGTCGTCGAAAGACTCAACGAGTAAAGAAAGTGAAACATACATTTCGAGCGGCGGATGAACCGCTGTTCCGAAACCCAAGAGGGAACGAGACTGCTCAGTATCCTTCTGCTTCAATGACAAAGTATAAGCCTCCGGCAGATACCACATACAAGCAGACCGAGAGCAGAAAACATACTGTAGCGATTGCCTACAACAAGGGCGGCTACATGGTCATCTCTGATGAGAATGTCAAGGATATCGGAAGATAATGGCATATTCTGAACAAGTAATGGACCACTATCAGAACCCCCGCAACGTCGGGAAGTTTGATAGAGAGGATGAAGATGTGGGCACTGGCATGGTCGGTGCTCCTGCTTGCGGAGACGTAATGCAGTTACAAATAAAAGTAAGCGACGAAGGTATTATCGAGGATGCTCGTTTTAAGACCTACGGATGTGGAAGTGCGATTGCATCTTCTAGTTTGCTTACTGAATGGGTGAAGGGCAGAACTCTTGAGGATGCTGGGAGTATTAAGAACTCTGAGATTGCTGAAGAGCTTGCTCTGCCCCCTGTAAAGATACATTGCAGTGTTCTTGCTGAAGACGCAATTAAAGCTGCAATCAAGGATTATACGGAGAAAAAGAATGGGTAGTATCGGAGAAGAACTATACCAAGAAGTATCTCACATGGTATTAGCAATGTGGGAACATGAACCCTATGAAATTGCGGAAGAGGTGTCAAGTCGCTTTAGTATAAGCATGGACTATGCTCTTGAACTCGTCGAAAAAGCTATTGTTGAAGAGATTCAAACAGAAAAAGCGATGT